TATTGACAAAGTAAAAGCGAAAGCTGAGATACTTAAAGTTGATAACCTAGACTTGGTTGATATTGATGAATACAATATTGATGAAGTTATTGAATACGAAATGAACGCTTAATGAAAGAATCAACAATACATCTAGTCTATCAAAGACAATACTATGATGATGAAGATATGGATTATTTCTTTATCAATTATACTATATTCAGAAATCTACCATTATCACAATTGACTAGATTGAATAACAAAGAATTCAAACAAAAAGTTAAAGAGTTTTGTGATAAGAATTACAAAGAAACTGCTAGTAACTATGCCAATTATTCAGAGGTGAATATGATACATGGTTCAGAGTATTATAAAACATATGCAGATGAATTTGGTAAATCTGGTCATTATGATGATAATACATTTTATACAGATTATGGTCAAAGATATAATACAAGAGAATTTTTTAAACATGACTTCAAAGAAGAAGTTACTAAATTTATGGGAGGTATAGTATGTTAATAAGAATAGGTGATACGATAGAAGACCAAAGAGGTCGTCAAGGTGAACTTATCAATATAGGTATCGCAACAGAAAAAGAAGATATAGCTGCTGAGTCAGATACTAGTTGCAATGCTCAAGTATATGATACAGATTTAGGATATACAGGTGCAGTTACATTTGGTGGTTCTAACTGGTGTTATTTTAGTCAGATAGTAAAAATTGTTAAAAGAAAAGCAGACGATTTAGAATAATGATTACAGAGTGGGAAAAAAATATAATTGATAACGCAGATAGTTATTCTATAGTTGAGTGGCGACCATTAGGTAAGACCACAAAAACTATTGTTCACACATATGACGAGGCAAAAGATTTGTTTCAAAGAACGATATTAGAACATACTGCTACTTTAGCATATGCAATCAAAGACCAAAGTCATGCAAATTTAAACCATTTAGAAGATTTTAAGAGTGAGGTAAAATATGTCAAATCAAAGACCAGGTAAATATCAAAGCAAACCAGATGGTGCTGGTAATGATATGAATATCTTAAAGTTTTTTAAGGTAGCACAAAAAGTTTTAGAAAAAGAAGGTAAGGCAGATGAAGCCTTTAACTTTGAACAAATGGTAGACTGGATACAATCTGGTAAAAGGTTGCCATTATCAGAGGAAGATGTTATAAAAGCGTTAGGAATATAATATGAAATATAATGAAGATAAAATAATCAAAGAAATACATGATTACATAAAAGGTACTTATGGTGAACACTATAGTACCACAAAAGATGGTTTCCAGGTGCAAGATATGTTAAGACATTTGGATATAGATAAAGATTTTTGCCAAGCAAATGCTATTAAGTATCTTTGTAGGTATGGTAAGAAAGCAGGTCGTAATAGAAAAGACCTATTAAAGGCGATACATTATATCGTGTTATTGATGTCAAGTGAGGATAAAAAATGATTGATGTTTTAAAAAATATTGAAGAGTTAGAATCTATTAGAAAACTTGTTGATGAACAAAAACCAAGATATCTTATCGTAGATGAGATTAATAAGTTGATTGGTTTCAAACAGAAAGAAGTAGAAGAATTTGAGAAATGGGCAGAAGCCGAATCTCAAAAAGACGCTTATGTGAGTGGATATAGTGATGAACACATAAAGCAGATGACGGATCCTAAGCATAATCAATGGGGAAGTGCTGGGGAACCTAAAAAAACGAGGGTACAATGATACACGAAAGCTTTGATTCACCAATCCTGGTGCATCCTGGCGCCTCTTTTTTTGAAAAAAGCACTAAAAATCACGCTTTTTTAAAGGCTTGCCATTTCCAGACGGTTGTGGTATAGTTAAGTATTAATTGAATATAAACGAGAAAGGCTTATTACTATTATATTATGTTCTACAGTAAAGAAACTCTTTTTGCAGAGTTTGATGTTGCAAAATCCAAAGACGCTAAATTAAAGAAAGACAAGTACAAAAACAGAGTACAATTTTTCAAAGACCATGTAGAGTTACAGAAAGACCATCCAGAATATTATGATGGTTTAGATATAAACTTTACAAATTTATTAGAGGCATGGTCTTCATCTAATCCTAGAGACCACTTCTATAGAAAAGTATTCGGCAAATCATATGCTGAAAAAATGCAAGAAAGTGAATTAGAGAAATCAGAAAAGGTGAGTATAAACTAATGGCAATTATCTACACAAATCAATCAAGTGGTGCAATTCGTAAAGCAAGACGAAGAAAGCCAACAAAATTATATTTAGAATCATTGAGAAAACATATCAAGTATCTACAGAAATTAGGTTTTGATTGTGATGATGATGGTAGAATTAAGTTGACGAGTGATGGTAGACATACAATTGATATTGCTCATAGAACAATGCCAAGAGAGAACACCTTATCAGATGTTCCAATGTCTAATAAAATTGGTACTGGTGGCACAAAGCCAGACAATTCTTGGAAGATAGAAGCAAGTAAAAACTTTACTATCGTGCCGGCATATAACAAGGGTCCTTATATGGTGGTAAATAAAAGTGACCTAAAAACAGCAGGGAGGAAAGTGTGAAGAAACACATTCTTGACAATCTACCTACAATTTGGGTGATTGCAGTATTTGTACTTGGTATTGCTTTAGCAAGTAACCATGCAAATGCAGATGAAAATAAGACTATAACTCCAAAAGAGTTTGTTTCAAATGTAGCTGAGGTACCAGGTAAAGTTGGTAACTGGTTTACAGGTGAAGTTGAAAAAACAAAAGAATATCAAAAAAAGAGTTGGGCAAAAACTAAAGAAGATTTTGCTAGTCTAGTAAAAAAATTTGGTTTATTAGGTGAAAAAGATGAATCACAAAATTAGTGAATTTTGCGATAAGATAGACTCTATCAAAAAGATGGCTGACAGGCTCCGTGTTATGAAATACGGACCTGTTAAATCAGATAGAGCTACAATAGACAATTTTATTCAAACAATTCAGGCAGATTGTTTATTAGTGGCAAACGATAAAGGAAATTATGAAAAGACTAACTATGATTATTCTGGTGTTGACCATGACGACAGCTTGCTCGTCAATGAAGAAAAATGAGGAGGGTAAATATGAAATCAATCCAATCGGTACTGTTATTAGGACTATTATCGGTGTTCCTGACCAATTGCAGTTCGGTAAATAGAAGTCATGTAGGTGCAGTATCAGGCGGTGCTACAGGTGTTGCAGGTTGTGTGGCTTTAGGTGCTTCAGACCCTTATGTTACTGGTGCATGTGCTATAGTAGGTGCATTTGCTGGTGCTAATGTAATGTATCAATCAGATTATGATGTTCACAATGCAGTATTTGTTGACCATTTAAATACAAGTCCAGGCAATAGTTATACAAATTGGTATAATAGTAAAACTGGCAATTCAGGTATTATAAAAGTAACTAGCTCCTATGTACAAGGACCTTTGAAGTGTAAAGATTATGACGCTACAGTTGACATAACAAGTAGTTGGCCATTAATTGGTATCGGAGGCGTCAAGAGAGAGGTTATATTTGGTACGGCATGTCAAATGCCTGATGGACAATGGATTGAGAAACCTTAATATGGCAGATTATAGAACAAAAATAGAACAATTAGAGAATGAAGTCAAGGAAAAGCAAGAATTGATTGAAATTACTAATAGTCAATCCACCATTGACATTATTGAAGAAGAGATTTATAATACAAAACAATCTATAGAGGAATTGAAAAAATATGCTTGACCCATTTAATTATCAAAAAGTTATGAGATACTTAACTTGGACTTTTATATTAATTATTTTTATGATAGTAACAGGTATGGCAATTGCAGATACAACTAATAAACAAATTGTTATTAGGGACGCCATAGCAAATAGTAATTCATCATACGGAACAAGTACCGTAGATAAAGTTGATAAAGTATTAGATAAAATTAAAAAGCTAGAAGAGGACGATAGTGTTTACTATGATAAAATAGTTACAGTTGAACCTAAAAAAGTTGATGGTCAATATTGTTTTGTTAAAATCATTATTAAACAAAAAGGTGATACTATTGTCAAAGAAGAAATTTTGGAGTGTGCTGATGGTAGAAAGAAGTTTGATGGTCCAGGTTATTGGGACTTATTTGCCTCTTTTTATTATAAAGATATGAAAACTCCAGAATACTGCCGAAAATATAGTCGGCCTAATCATGCCTTTAAGTCATATGGTACGGTTTGTTTAGATAAAAATGGCGAATGGGAGGTAAAATGATAAGATATCTTATTATTATTGCTCTTGTTCTTATAATTATATATGATGTGTCGGGAAGTGAAGCTTTAAATTATGTTCAATCCACGCTTGACTTTTTACAAGAATTAATATATAGTGTAAAGGAGAGTAAAAACTTATGATAAAAAATAAAATAAAAACATTAGGTGCCATATTGGCCATTGCTGGTTTGTCAGCGTGTTCAAGTATGAATAGTACCTATTCAATAAAATCAGAGAAAGGTGATGTTGTTAACAAAGTACCAAAATGGTACATGGCAGATTTTTCTGAAACTAAAGCATGTGATTTATCCATGTTTACTAGTGCAGATAATGAAAAAGAATGTATCTTTGGTGTTGGAACAGCAGTTTCACCAGACCTAAATTTGGCGATAGAGAAAGCTAAGATGATTGCGAAAGCAGAATTAGCAGACATAGTTGCCGGTGAAATGAATAAGTCTAGCAAACAATTCATTACTGAATTAGGTAAAACTGAAACAAAAACGATAGTATCCGAAGTTGAATCAACTATTGTTAACTTGATTAAGAAGACGCCTGTAAGAGGTTATGAAATCTTTGCTCAAGATGTAACATTGACTAAAAACGAATACTATAGAGCATGGGTAGGTTTAAGATTACCTTTAGGCGAGTTTAATAAGATGTATAATTACACAATTGAACAAGCTGTTGACGCTTACAATTTAAACGAGGCGTCTAAAAAAGCGTATGAAAAACTTATGAAAGATGATGACAATAACAGTTTACAGTAAGAATAATTGTGGTTATTGCGTAAAGGCAAAGGCCTTATTGAAAGGCCTTGGTCTGGAGTTTGAAGAGAAATCACTAGAGAAAGATTTTAATTCAGACCCTAGTAAACTTATTGAAGATATTGGTAAGAATGTTAGAACCATGCCTCAAATAAAAATTGATGGTGAGTTAATTGGTGGTTACAATCAACTTGTGGAACATTTTGCAGATAAGAAACAAGTCAACTTTAAGGGAGAAATAGTTGAGTGATAAAGATAATATTATTTTATTTCCGTTAAATAAAATTAAGAATAAAATAGCTGCTAAGAATCCTATAGATGAAAAGCAACACAAAAAACTTGTTGAAGAACAAACAAAAGAATTTGTTGAAGGCAATGTTGATGAGATTGCATATTACTTATTAGATAGAATGGTAGCAATGGGAATTAGAACACAAGCTTTATCTTTTACTACAGATTTAGCATTAACAATTGATACAATTAGAGGACTTATATACAGAGATTTTGGCAAAAGACATCCAGCTCAAGACCTTGCAGATAAAATGGTGACAATTAGAGTAGATAAAACTGGTAAAAATAAATCTGCTAGATTAAATTATAGCGAAGTTTTAGGTATGAAACATAAAGAACATAGACCATTGAGTGCAGATGTTGAAGACGAATTAAAAGATTTATCCGATATGGGTGGTGTTATATTTGAACCTGAATTTGATGGTGATAATGATAACAAATAGAATTCTAATGGCAGACTATTATAATACGCTCTGTCCATTGAATAGTTGGCAAACTATAAGTGCAAATGAAGAAAGGGGGTTAGACAATTATGTTTAACTTTTTATTTAATAATAAAGGAGATGAAGTTATGGCTAGAGCTAAACTTTCAAAAACAGCAAAAGTGAGAAATCTTTTTGCAAAAGGTAATGATGTTACTTGGAAAACTTTGAGAAACACATACGACCTTAAATCACCAGCTGCAATGGTTGGTAAATTAAGAAACGAAGGAATGATGATTTATGAAAATCGTGGTTCTAAAGGTGTTTCTTACAGAGTAGGTAATCCATCAAAAGCTATTATAGCTGCTGGTATTACTGCTGTGTTCGGTAAGCAAGTAGCTTACTCAGCATAACAACTTTAAGAGAGAGGCGGCTAACCCCGCCTCTTTCACTATTTTATGTTTGACTTAACACATGGTTGGTTATTTTTTCTGTTGGGTATGACAATTACTGTAACAGGTTTTTTAATCGCATTTACAATAGCAACTAATGTAATTAAAAAAGAAAAAGAAGATGAAGAACAAAGAAAAAAACCGAAGATTTTTAATGACACTTGGTGAGAATAGTATAAAGAAAACAATGACTCGAAAGGTAGATACCTACGAGTATGAAAGCCTTGCAGAATGTATAAGAAGTGACCAAGTACCAGCAAATGAGATTGCAGAAATCTTTACGGACAAGGCATTTTATAATTGGTACAAGAAGAAATATCTAGTATAAATAGATATATGAATTGAAGGAGAAATTATGGCAGAGCAACAAAGACATCCAAATTTAATGAATCCGGCAATGATGAAACAATCACAAAATACAGCAGGTATTGGTGAGAGTGTTCAACTCATGTCAGAGGTTCTAAAAAAAGTCAACAACGCTAAAGATAAACCTAAAAAGATTGCTATACTACAGGAGAACGCAAGTGCTCCTCTTAAGCAAATCTTGAAAGGTGCATTTGACCCTAATATTACATGGGATTTACCAGCAGGTGACCCTCCATTTATTAAGAATGAGGCACCAATTGGTACTGAACATGGTCTATTGAGAAATGAGGCAAAGAGGTTATGGCATTTTGTTAAAGGTGCAGATGACCAAACTACCAAAACTCAAAAAGAAACAATGTTTATTCAGATGTTAGAAGGTTTACATCAAGACGAGGCGAACCTATTGTTAGGAATGAAAAACAAGACTTTGAATAAGATGTATAAAGGTTTAACCGAATCTGTAGTAAAAGAAGCGTTTGGTTGGAACGACCAGTTTTACAGACCAGAACAAAAATAGAACAAAACCACGAAAAAACAAGTGAAATAAAGCAAAAAAAGCGCTTGCCTAATGAACGAATCTAGTGTATAGTATACCAATATATAGAAAGGATACTATGATAAAACTTATATTAATACTTGCTGTTTTGTGGTTAGGTTTGAACGCCTTTGCTAAATCAGTAAGTGCGAATGATTACAACCAAGCCGTTGTAGCACATGTTATCAAAGAAAAGATAAGTGGCAATGGTGTAGATATGTCGGTGTTAGAGGCAGAAATGTCTAAACTTGCATATCAATTTTCTTTAGAGATGACAGATGTTATTGAAAAACATTTACCATCTATTTTAGAGAGTATAGCTGCTGAATTGAGAATGAAAGCAGATGAAATGTACAAAAAGGAAATAAGTGGCTAAACGACAAAAATCAGATGTGCTTCCAGGAATACCATTTGAGTTTGATTTCTACATGGTATATTGGGAGGATATTCAAAGTGATTCAGGTTGGCGAACTCTGAAAGAAATTCAGAAAAGTAAACCTGCTATATGTGTATCTACTGGTTGGCTTGTAAAAGAAAACAAAGATGTACATGTATTAATGAGTGATTATAATTATGATGAGCATAATGAGTTGAGTGATGGTGGTAATACTACCGTTATACCAACTAAAAATGTAATTCAGAAATTTTTAATCAAGGGACTATAATTTTATAATGAGAGAGGTGAATCATGGCACAAGCCAGAAAAACAAAAGAACTAGACCACTATCTAAAAGCGGTCATCAATAAAATTCCAAACCAGATAGATAGATTTATAGATGGTGAACAGCCACAAATGACCTATTATACTGGTAATTGGGCTACAGATGTTCTCAACAACTACACAGAGAAACAATCAGAAAAAATCTTCAAAAAGATGTCTAAATATATGACCAACAAAGATTTAATGTTTGTTCAGAGGAAAAATAAAAATATAGAAATTGGTACTTGGTCAGAGTACGGTGAAAACCCACCTGAAACTATATCAAGCTATGATTATATCATTATCAGGAGAAGATAAATGATACAGAAAATCAAAACCATAATTCAAACTTTAATGTTTGTATCAATAATGGCCTTTATGGGAGGTTGTTATTATTTGTACGAACAAAAATCAATGGCTTTAGCAGGCGAAAATCATTTTGCCTTGCCAGATTTTGAACACACCAACAATCAACAATTTTTAGATAATGTTAATCAATGTGTTGACTATTGGTATCATACTACAACAGATGTTTATCCAGTAAATAGAGAACTATTATTAGCACAGGCGGCTTTAGAGTCAGGTTGGGGTAATAGTAGATTTGCTCTTGAAGGTAAAAATCTATTTGGTATTAGAACATGGGATTTATCAGAGCCACATATGCAAATATTATCCACTAATAAACCTAAAAAGTGGGGTGTAAAAGTATATGAACATGAATGCCATTCAGTATTGCATTATATTCAGACACTAAATAATGGACATGCTTATGAAAAGTATAGAGAGTTAAGAGATGATGGTGTAAATGACCCATTTGTATTGTTAGAAACACTTGACGCTTATGCTTCAGATAAAAACTATTTTGTTAAAGTAAAAAAGATTATTATTAAAATAAGAGAAGATTATAAAAACAATTATAGAAAGTAATATGTTTGGTATATTAATAACATTTATTAGTGCGATATCTATATCAGTAATAGCCGCTGGTTATTCTATTATAGGTCTAGCAACTTTATTCGCAGGTGCAACACTACCTATTATTGCTATGGGTAGTGCATTAGAGGTAGGTAAACTTGTAGCTGCCTCTTGGTTGTATAACAATTGGCGTAACAAATTATTACCTAGAGCGATAAAGGCTTATCTAACAATGGCCGTTATTGTTTTAATATTCATTACTTCTATGGGTATTTTTGGCTTCTTATCAAAGGCACACCTAGACCAAGTAGAACCTGCTAGTAATAATCAATTACTGATAACACAATACGATAAACAAATTGCATTTGAAGAGAAAACTATTGCTCGTGCTAGTGATACTTTAGACCAACTTGATAAAGCTCTTGACAAGTATATTGATATGGAGTATGTTACAAGAGGTCTTAAAGAACGAGAGAAACAAAAAGAAGAAAGGGACACCTTAAATAAAGTCATTGAAGACGCCAATGGCAAAATTATAGAACTCAATAATAAAAAGTATTCAATTGAAGTAGAACAATTAAAGATTGAGGCAGAGGTTGGTCCTATAAAATATATTGCTGAATTAATTTATGGTGATGAGGCAAAAGATTATTTTGATGAGGCAGTAAGGTGGGTAATCATAGTATTAATATTTGTGTTTGACCCATTAGCAGTATTATTATTGATAGCTGCCAATATTTCATTAAGAGGGAGAAACCTTGAAAAAGCAGAACAAAAAAGTAAACAAGAAAAAGACTACCAAAAAGAAGCTACTAACGCAAAAGCTAGAGCGAAAAGAGTCAGAGATAGAGAAAAAGTTTATAAAGACTTTTTTACAAAATTAGGTAAAAGAAATCTAAAGAATAGAGATTATGAAGAATTTTTTAGAAGTCTTGGCACCGAAGAATTGAAGAAATTAGGACTGGATCCTGATGAAATCCGAATCAAACTAGACCAGATAATGGAGTGGAATGAGTTGGATGTTAGTGAAAAAAAGCCAGGAAGTCGTTATTTAGAGCTTGACAATACTAAAAAATAGTGATAGGATTATATTATGATAAAACAAATACCCACAAAAAAACTTCAATTACGAAGAATTAAGAAAGCAGAGGAGGCTTGTAAAAGGTCTACAACTGATTGGTCTAAAAACTATTGGTTTAATGTCTTCTCAAAACTTTGTAAAAAATATGGTGAAATGGATTACTTTAGAAAGCAGATACATTAATGAATATTTTTTATGTAGATAAACATCCAGTTAAAGCAGCTGAACAAATGATTGATAAACATGTTGTCAAGATGATATTAGAATCTGCTCAGTTGTTAAGTACATGCCATAGAGTATTAGACGGTACAGAATATTATGATAAGACGGCAAATGGCCGTAAGATAAAAAGATGGCGACATCCAAATACTAATTTAGAACCACTTTTATATAAAGCAGGTTGGGTAAAACACCCTAGTACAATCTGGTTATTTGAAAGTGCTTATAACTATCTTTGGTTGTACAAACATATGATGGCCTTAAATGAAGAGTATAAGAAAAGATACAATCATACAAAAGACCATCTTACAATTCAAAAATTAGGTGAGATACTAAAGTTTCCACCTACAAACGCTAAGTATAATAAGATAGCAACTGACCCGAAACCAGCAATGCCTGAACATTGCAAAATACCTGGTGACGCCGTTGGTAGTTACAGAAAATATTATATATTAGAGAAAAGCAGATTTGCAACATGGAAAAGTCCAGCAAAAATGCCACAATGGTATAAGGAAGGAATAGAAAATGTCAATATCAGTAGGTGAATATACAAGACAAAATATGATTGAAGCAATGAAAGAACATGCTAAAGGTCATATTAAAAAGCATTGTATGAATGTTGAGATATATTTAAAAAATGCAGCTGGTGTCGGTGAACATCCAGATGTGTTAGACGCAGTTGAAAAAGAATTAGCTGTGATAGCTCAATACCACGACCAATTAGAAGTCATTGAACAATACTTTGAAAAAAAAGACCCCTTTAAAGGATAGTCATGCCAACATATACTTTTGAAAACACAAAAACAGGTGAAGTTTATGACGATATGATGTCTATTGCAGAAAAAGAGGCATTTTTAAAGAAGAATAAACATATCAAGCAAGCCATTGTTCCTATAAATATAGTAGGTGGTATACAAGGTATCACACATAAAACGGACGGTGGCTGGGCTGAAAATATGTCAAGAATTGCAGACGCTCATCCAACAAGTCCTTTAGCAGATAGATATGGTAAAAAATCTATCAAAGATATTAAGACGCAACAAGTTATAAAAAAACATAGAAACAGGAAAAAAAGATGACGAAAGATATGCCAGATTACATGAGAGGATTTGACCATGATGATGGCGATTGGGGGTTTACACCTGTTAATAAACCACCTGAAGATGATAAGCCTGGAGTTGACGCTTCAGTAATAGAGAATTCAAATATAGAAATCGCAAAAGTTAAAGGTGATGTATCTGATATTAAATCAATGATGAATGAAATTATGCAGATAGTGGCAGAAAAAGATACAGTTACAAAAGAATTAACAGACGAAGAAACGAAAGTTAAGTTTAAAGATATTGAAAAACTTATCTTACCATTTCTATATAATTTAACAAAAAGTGATGAGCCTTATATTCATTGGCCTAATAGAACGCCAATCATCAAGGCACAAATAGAAAAGTTACTCAAATTAACGAGAGGTTAAAATGCAAGTAAATTACGATAAATGCTTAGAAACAATATTACACCATGAAGGTGGTTATGTGAATCACCCTAAAGACCCAGGTGGTGAAACAAATTTAGGTGTTACAAAAAGAGTATATGAAGAACACGGTGGCACAAAAGATATGAAAGATTTAACAGTAGAAGATGTGGCACCAATATACAAAAAAGGTTATTGGGATAAAATGAAAGGTGACGATTTGCCTGGAGGTTTAGACCTTTGCGTTTTTGATTTTGGCGTAAATGCAGGTCCAGGTAGAGCAGCTAAGTATCTACAAACTATGATTGGCACCGTTGCAGATGGTGGCATAGGACCAAATACTTTAAAAGCTGTAAGTGCATATGTTGAAGAGCATGGCATAGAAGCAAGTATAGAAAACTATCAAAAGAGTCGTCAAAGATACTATGAAAAATTAAGTACCTTTGAAACATTTGGTAGAGGTTGGACTAGAAGAGTTGACGAAACAACCGAACTGGCTAAAAATTTAGTTGGTTGACAGATTGAAAGTCTTAAAGTTGAGCGTGATAAACTCAACGACATGTATATGTTACACAGGTCAATTTGACGCTTGACAATATCATGTTTAAATGTTATATTAGTAAATGAAGGTGAGAAATTATGACAAAGAATTTTATACAATTAGATGAGGCCAAGTGGCCTAAAACCAAAGGTCGTAGAATTGATGGTTTTAGGTTCTATGAAATTGACGGCAAGAATTATCCGTCTATTACAACTGTTCTAGGTGCTCAAAAGAAACCAGGTTTAGAGAAGTGGCGACAAGCTGTAGGTGAAGACGCAGCTAAATGGGAAATGGGCAGAGCTGCTCGTAGAGGTAAAGCAACACATGATTTAGTTGAACAATACCTCAAAGGTGAAACGCCATCAATTCGTGATGTTCTACCATTAGGTCTATTCAGACTATTAAAACCATATTTAGAATCAATAGATAATATTCATGCCATTGAAAAAATTATGTATTCTCACAAATATACAATTGCTGGTCAAGTAGATTGTATCGGTGAATATAACGGTAAATTATCTGTAATAGATTTTAAAACTGCCAACAAGGAAAGAAATGACGCTTGGAATGAGAATTATTATATTCAATGTTCCGCTTATGCAGAAATGTATGAAGAGTTATTTGGTACACGCATAGAGCAAATTGTTATCCTTATGGCCTCCGAAGATGGCGCTGTTCGTGCTTTTGTAAAAGATAAAAAAGATTATCTTGTCGCTCTTAAAGAAAATATTGCCTACTTTTATAAATATTACGAAGAGAAGACAAAAGACAAAATCAAGTCATAATGGTCTCTTAACGAAAGGGACAAATGAAAAGATTAAGCATAATTATAGCAATGATTGTTGCATTATGGGCTAACGCTACAAATGCAGGACATAAAGGTGATACATTAGAAACTTATAATATGTTTTGGTCGCAGTTACCAGTAATTTGTGGTAACACTATGGATGTAGCAGTATATCTTGAAGAACATGACTTTAAATTAGAAAGTGTATCAACAGGAAGAGCAGGAGCGTCAGCAGAGGGAGAACCAGTTTTTATGGTTTCTTACTTTGTTAAAGAAGATAAGACAGAATCAATACCAGTAGTTACAGCATTGCCAAAAGGTGATGAATCGTGTATGTTGTATAGGTCATTTGACCTGACACTACAAGGTCAGAACCTTTAATTAGAAGAGAGATAAAAAAATGAAAAGTGCATTTTTCATAACGGCAATACTGATTAATATTGAAACTGAAACATTAGAACCAAAATATCGTCAAGATATTTTCTTTAATGATAGAATTACATGTGAGGACTATGTTGCAAAAAACTGGACTATATTACATGATGGCTTACAATATTACCTAGATATGAAAGGTCAAAGTGAGAATTTAAAAATTCAAAGTATGGGTTGTTCAGAAATGAATGAAGAAGATTTAGAAAAAATTATGGAAAAACAAATTGATAAAACAGGAATATCAGCATAGCAAAGATAGCAAAAATTCATTGTCTTTCAAGAGGGTGGGAAAAACGATTGAAAAGAGCCGCCAAGAAAAGACAAAGACAACAGAATAAAAAAGAATTAGTCGTTGAAGACAATTATGGTAGATACGCTGGACGAGGGTGCAATTCCCTCCAGCTCCACCATAAACTCATAGATGAGTGAGCTTATGATGGGGCTGATACAGGATTCGACAGGTATTGAGAAAATTGTCCGAGATTAATAGGTGGCAACCTTAAATGCTAATTAAACGCAAACAATAATAACTTTGCATTAGCAGCTTAGGCTGTTTAGGGTTTTGTGGATTGTACCTCGTAACAGAATCAATCCACGCTTTACATTTTTAGCAACAAATGATATATTAAAAGTATGAATAGTAAAGAATTTAGTCTAATTATAGAGGGTGTTGTTAAAGACAAAAAACCAATCACCTACATGGACGCCATAGTTTGGTATTGTAATGAAAATAATATTGAAATAGAAACTACTGGTCGTCTGATATCAAAATCATTAAAAGAAAAAATACAAGTAGAGGCTCAACAGGCAAATTTACTTAAAATGGAAAAGGTAGGTACATTACCTGTTTAATTATGTATGGTGGATATGATGTATTTAAAATTTATTTGGCAGTTAAAAATCATTTTACAACCGATTATGATTATCAAAAATACGGTGGTAGAGTTAATGTTAAACTAGAAACTTTTACGAGGAGACATGATAGATATTTTTTTCATAAGCTTAGTAAGCGGTATAACGCCGATAGAGTCCTTGATTATTTTGTTAGTAATTTCGCCATTGATGATAGAAAGTGGATTGGTAACTTAATTAACAATGAAGGTACTGAAACTTATTCCAGATATAGAAAGTATAAAGAAGCTTTTGGATATCACTTTAGGAACGATTGTATGGCTATTGTTTATGATTTTAGCAAGCGTGGCATTTCTTTTGATGATGGCTTTCGCATATACAGCGGCCAACATCCTAGAGTTTTGCGATTACTTATTCAAAAGAAAATTCACATCCAGACCGCCATTGTGCTTGACTCAATTCTATCGTTTAGTAAGGTATGGAATAAAGAGATTGATGAAAAAATTGTATGGCCTAAAATCGCACATACGCTTGCCAAGTTGAGGCCGTTTGTGTTATATAATAGAACAGAAGCAAAGTTAATAATGAAAGATGTATTTGTAAATGGTTAAAGAATTTAAAGATAAGTTTGGTAATGTATTTACTCCAGGTAAATTAAATGATAAGATTAAAGCATTAAATTCATCAAGAGTATTTAAAAAAGTAACACCAAAATATGACCTATCATGGTATATAAAATGGTGTTCATCATTAGTAATATTATCAGGCATGGTATTAACATCAGCAAGTATAGAACCTTGGAACATGTGGACACATTTAGTTGGTGTATCAGGTTGGTTGATTGTTGGTATGTTATGGCACGATAGAGCATTAATACTTTTAAATGGTGTTGCAATCTTTATATTTGCTAGTGGCATTGTGAATTTTTATTATGGATAGAATACCAGATAAATTAGAAAGAATTGAAAAGAAGTTAGATAAGATAGAAGAAAAACTTGATAAACACATAACAGAGATTTGGACGGTATATAAACCTATAAAAGAACTATTGAAGAGGTTGGAAAAATTCAAGTTGTGGTAAAAAAATATTTTGACGAAGAATGGCCAAAAGAAGAAGAGATGTTAAGACTAGGCCTAGAAATGTCAAGAAAAAATAAAGCAGATAGATTTCCAACTGCTGATGAAAGATGGCCTAGAGGTGGTGAAGTGATAGATGATAAAAAACCAATAAGAGCATATTGTATTGGCAATGGCGAAAGTAGAAAAGGTTTTGATTTATCTAAATTGAGAAAAACAGGTAAGATATTTGGTTGTAATGCATTATACAGAGAGTTTATGCCAGATGTTTTAACTTCCGTTGACCATGGTATTATGCATGAAATTTATCATGCTGGTGTGGCACAAACAATACCTTGTTATTTCAGAGATTGGACAAAAGTGCCTGCCATGATGTACGATAGTATGTTATCAGGTGGTTTAGATAAAATAGAAGTAGATAAGATAAAAGAATCAGGTAATTTTATCAGAGAAAATGATAAGAATGACGCTCAAGAATTTGTAATGCATGGTGCGAATCTAAAAGGTCTTGTAAAGATTAAAAAGAAAACTGGTGAAGTTGTACCAGAAAATATACACCATGCCGTATTAAGAGTATCATGGATACAGAAACCAGATTATTCACATTCACTATCAGACATACAAAAACCTAGAGATTTAGGTTGGGCTTGTGGTGCAAGTGCTGGTTTTGTAGCATGTGAGGTATACAAGGCAAAAGAAGTCTATTTAATAGGGCATGACCTGTACAGTACCAATGAAAAAGTAAACAATTTATTTGCAGGAACAGAGCATTATGTATCAAAAGACAACTCTCCTACACCTGCTGTAAACTGGATAAGACAATGGAAAGCAATGTTTGACGGTTTTCAGGACACCACTTTCTATAAAGTAAACAATTTTAATGACGGCCGTGACCAAGTTAATGGCCAAATTGAAGAGTGGAAAGGCACTAAAAATTTATTTTATGTTGACTATTCCACGCTTGACAATATACTCTAATTGATGTATATTGTATCTAATATGCGTAACAATATTATATTTGCAAATGTAGTATTCTTTCTGGCTGAATATAGCTTAAGAGGGCTAAAGGTATGGGCAAGGAGGGTTATGGCCGAATGGCTGAAGACACCTTGTTTAGTTTTGAGTAGGGACCAAATCTTAATCAGAAATGGACTCTTCCTGGAAGATTGTGGGTGCGTTCCAACTAATCCCACGAAAGACGCATATTTTTTTATTAACGATTAACAAAAGAAAATTTTAAGTATGAAAAGAGATTTACAAATACCAAAAGTAACTTTTAGAGTTAGAGTTGGTGATGAGGTTGAAACAGATGGTGGTTGTGCTATAGGTGGTCAATGGTTGAATAAAACTACAGATGATTACTTCAAGGGCAAAAGAGTTGTATTATTCAGTTTGCCTGGTGCATTTACACCTACTTGTTCATCTCAACAATTACCTGGATTTGAAGAAGAATATGCTCAAATGAAATTGTTAGGTATAGATGAAGTTTATTGTGTATCAGTAAATGATTCTTATGTAATGAATGCTTGGGCAGAGCATATGAAAATACAGAGTGTCAAGATGATACCTGATGGTTCTGGTAATTTTACAAGATTTATGGGAATGCTAATTGGTAAAAATCATTTAGGTTTCGGTAATAGGAGTTGGAGATATATGGCAGTTATCAATGATGGCAAAATTGAGAAATGGTTTCAAGAACCAGGTATCAATAATGAAGGCATTGATGATGACCCATACTTTGAAACAACACCGAAAAATATGATAGATTATTTGCGAAATGCTAAGTAAAACTATTATAAATAATAATGAAGGCGAATTATACAGCCTACACAAATACAACGAATATGTTAATACAAGGAGATAATACATATGGATTTTGAAAGTCTAAAATCAAGTCAAAGTAACTTTGACGCAATCACAAAAGCTCTGGAAACAAAACTTGCTCCAGAAGACCAATCAAACAAAAACAAATATCAAGA